CGGCCAGCATAATTACGATTGCGGGCTTTTAGCTTTGTCCAGAATGTCAGTCGGTCAAGAGGATTATAGCCGCCCTCATCAATTTGTGCGGCCCCGCTGATACGCTCTAGCACATACTTATCTGTCAGCGCGTCATTGTATGGGGAATCAACAAACTTCGCAGTAATAGTTGCGCGCGTTCCAAACGCTTTCAGGTCTTTCTGCGCACCAGCGATATTTACCGATCCGCTGCGTTCATCAACAGACTTAAGGAACGGTAGGTAGTTCTGCCCAACCGGCATACTGCTAGTAGCCGTGCAGAACGTGTAAGTCTTAGTTCCCTTGTTGTATGCAGTCAAATACTTGCAAGTGCCGAATGTGTTGTAGCACTTCCTTGGAGTTGACGATCCTAGCGCGGCAAGACACGCCCCAACGCCGAACGTGCGAGTGCAGTAGTCAAGATCAATCTCGACGATCTGGAAGGTTTCACGCTGCGACATAGCCGTTCACATCAAAGCTAACTGTTGCCAAAGTGTCACCCTCAACCCAAGCGATTGCCATTTCATCACCGCCATTAGGACGCCAGCAAAATGAGAAATCCTTAGGCGTTGCAGACGGTGACCCGCAATAGAAGAACGCAGCCCCCGAATTGTAGTGCGCCTCAAATGCAGCAAGATCGATCTCAACGAAGTCACGTTCCAGTTCGCCAAAGTCTACAGAGCCTTCCATTGACCTAGACGATACACGATTTCCAAGCCGCTGCCCTGCGACAGATTGAGACACAAGCATTTCAGACTTGCGCGAATGATGGAACGCCACATGACCATCAATAGGAGAGCATGGGAAAGCCAGCTTTTGACCAACAACAAAATAGCCAATCGTAGGAACGCCACCAGTAAACCGAAGCCGCCACCAGCTAGCAGTTGTAGTTGGGAACAGCACTAGAATATCATCGTCAGACAGGACAGCCTGCGCAGAGAAAGCGTTAGTCCAAGTCACCCCATCCGGCGATGTTTGCAGCACAAAACTTGTTCCTCTAGTACCCATATCGTGAGCAGCAAATCCGATAGCATTGATCTGCAAAAACGCTCCCAACGCCCCAAACTCTGACGTAATAGTAGCCGGAACGCTAGTTGGCTTCCATGCGCTATAGGTATCATCGCTTGCAAGGTTGATGTATGAAAACCCGGTATCAGAGCTAGATACGGTATAGCCTACTTCTGCGAAGATATTACGGAATAGCACGTTTGCGCCGTCAACATCTTCTGCACCAGAGATAATCGTTACTGTCATGCGAACTGAATAACCCCGCCATCTTTTGTGAAGTCGTAAAGAGCAGGCCCCAGCTTATCACGAATATAGTTGTTCATGTATTCATCGCCGCCAGTCAATTCGATCACGGTTGTTCTAGTTGGCGTTGATGCCGCAGCGCTTGTAGCAGATGAAGTTGCAGACGACGAACTGCCACCACCGCCAGATTTCATATTAGCAACCTGCGCCAGACCAGCCGCAAGAGTTGATGCAGCAAGCGCCGTGCGAAGGAATGGGCGTCCAACAAGCGAAGGATCGGCTAGCACCTGAGTATAGGCTAGATACGAGTTGATAAGGCCCTGCGCGACAGAGAACGCCTTGACAACGCCAGATGCCTTGTCGCCACCAGCCTTGGCGATTGTAGCCATGTTGCCAAAGAGGTTGTTGTAATGGCCGAGAGTGCGCCCCATTTCCTGAGACTGCAATTCCGCCAGCCGCGATTGATATTCAGCCTCTAGCGCAATTTTGGCTTCGTTGTGCGCTTGCTGCCCTAGGATTTCTTGCGCGCGACGGTCGTTAAGGATTTGCAGGCTTGATTGATACCAAGCATCAATTGTTTCTTGCTGTTGCTGCAGGCTTTCGATTAGCTGTTGCAGGTTGCTTTGGTATTGGTCTGACCCGCCACCTCCGCCACCACCGCCACCGCCACCGCCTTTGTCCATCCATACGGACTGAATACGGTCACGCGTTACAGATCGCGCATCTTCAATGCCAGCGCGGTTTTCTAGGATGGCCTCGCTACGGTCATCGCCTACAGGCTGTTGCGTGATAGCCGCTTTCGCCTTCACAGCATCCCATAGTGTGCTAGCAAGCGTAGCCGCCTGATCAATGGCAGCGCCTAGCCATCCAGTCTTTGGGGCCGTCTCTGCAAGCCTGCGCATAGCTTCCTCAGCATCGAGTGCTGCGCCCGCGACTTCGCTTGTTGCCACCTTTGATTTAGACAGAAGGTCATTGATAACCCTTAGGGCAGACGCTTGCTCATCAAAGCTATCAGCGTTGCTTGCGGCAGTAATAGCAGCTTTAAGCCTAGACGCTTCATCACGAGTAAGACCTATTCCATTCTTGACGATAGCAGCCGACTGCGCACCAGTTCTGCCAAAATCGTCTATACCTGAAAGTAACTGACCATATTCAGACCGCAGATCAGCAATCGCAGTGTTAGCATCATTAACAGCTTGACCAATCGCAAACCTGCGTTGGTTTTCGATCATGGCTAGAATTTCGCTATTGATCTCGCCAAACTTTTCCTTGATCTGATCGAGACCCTCCTGCGAGTATGTCTTAGAAATTCTATCAACTTCTGCAACGCTTGCCTGTAGCGCATCAACGTTTTCACGCAGCGTCTTAGTATCTTCCGCAGCCCCAATAGCCGACATACCCCACTGCACAAGCGCAGCACCGCCAGCGATAATGCCAATCGTCAATAGCGACACAGGATTTAGCATTGATGTAAAAGCTGATACAAGCGCAGTCTTGATGCTGCCAATCTTGCCGCCCATCTGATCCCAAGTCTGGTTTAGCTGGGTGCCTTGCTGAATGGCCAAAATCAGCGGGTTTTGCCCGCTAGCCATCATAACGCCAATATCGTTCAGTTGGGCGAATACGTTGGCTGATTGCATGGAGGCGACATTCGATGCTTTGGCATATCCGCCAGCCGCAGTGCTAGTGGCCGAGTATTGCTGCGCCAAACGTTCCATCGCAGCATCTGCCTGCATGGCAGAGATAGCGCCTAACTCAAGCGCGCGTCTGATCTCATTCTGCGATTGCTCTAGCTGTTTGCTTGCGGCGTATAGCGGATTATACTTAGACCGTAGCGCGTCAATTTCAGCGCCATATTTCGCCGCGCTATCTGCAGCGCTAATGAACCTGCCTTTCTCATCGCGTAGCAGGTTTGCCGATGCGGCCTTTAGCGACTTATAACCGCGTTCAACCTTATCAGCAGATGCAGCCATTCGATCAAGGTCGCGGGCAGCGGTGCGCGCTTGGCTACTGTCAATCTCATACCCAAGCGACGCAATATTGATCATCGTCTTTTGCTCTGCCGTTCCAATTCATCAATGCGCTTCTTTTCGTTGCTTGCAAATTCCTCTGCCAAAGCTGAACGGAAAGAACTATCCATTTCGTGGATTATATCGCGCTGCCACTTGAAAAGCAAAATGCCTTCCCCATGCGCCAAATCATTGATCAGGCCCGGAGTGATTGGCGGCCCCGGAGGTTCCCTAACCTCAAGAAACCCACGAAGCCGCCAGAACCATTCAACTAGATAGAAATTGCTAGGACTGATCTTTAGATCAGGCGCTTTTTTCTTTCCGCCAGTTGCCCGATGCAGTCTGACAGCGCGAGTTAGCCCTTTGTGGTCTTTAGTGTGCCACTTCGCAAATACGGTAACGTATTCTACGCACTCACGCTTGACTTCGGAAAAAAATTTCGGACGTTCACCCCAGCATCATATAGTTGCCGAGTGATCCATTCAGCCTTTGGCGCAAACAGAACAGTCCGAATATTCTCTTTTGTGCACGGGGTATCAGCGCCAATCTCATTGAATGAGTTGTCGCCCCAATCCCAGCGTTTCACGGCATCAAGACAGCGGCGACGATTTACCTCAAACTCAATATCAACCAGATCATCTGCACTAACATCGGTTTCGCCTGACTTCACCTTGCGCGCGATAAACTCTGCCCGACCCCATTGAATATGGCGGTCAGCTTCTGCGAAAGGCTCAATCCAGAACGTTATGCCTAGCGGTTCCTTAGTGAACGGATGCTTTAGTTCAACAGGAAACAGCACATCGTCTGAAACGATTTTTGAAATGTCCATCTTACCCTCTTAAATGGATGAAAGCAGGGCCAGAAGGCCCCGCAATTAGATATCCTCAGGCTCAACCGCAATTGGCGACTGATCGGTGATCTTGATTTGGTAGGCATGCGTAACTTCGCCTTCCGCTTCACCACCGGCATAGTTGCGAGGCCCGACAAGTGCACGGAAATACATGATCGTGTTTGTCGTTGTAGCAGTGTTCGGGCTGTCAACCCCAACCAGCTTGAATGCATACTTGCTGCGCGATTGAGAAGCCGTGTAAAGGGCATCTTGCCCGGCGTCGGTGTAGTCGTAACCCACAACCAGTTCGCCATCCGAACCGGATAGAACGCCCTTGCGCGACCGGCCAATGCCTTCTGCGACATATACGCGATCCACCATGTTGACCGACATGCCGACCGGAGGAAGCGACACGATTTTAGTGACTTCAATCCAAGTCAGCGCCTCAAACTGCGCTTCGGTTAGATTGCTGTTTTGTGCGGTGGCGCAGATATACAGCTTACTGCCAATGTTAAGATTGTCTGCCATTTCAAGCCCTTACAAGAAAGCGGCAGATCGCCGCAAGAAAACTGTTGACAATATACACCGCATGGCGTAACGATGCAAAAAGGCCACATCAACTGAGAGGAAAAGATGATTTACTATGCACTTGGCACGATTGCGGTTGTCGCCGCACTTGTTGCGCTATGGTTTCTGCACGAAGCGATCAAAGACCTTGAGGCATGGCGCGATGACAAATTCTGAGGCGTGTTTTGCTGAACTATACGACTGGCTTAGCGATCAGTTTTATGCGGCGCTTGCCATGAACAACCCGCGCGCTGCCATGGAATACGCAGTAATGATAGCCGCACTTGAACAAGCTGGCCATGCCAATGTGGAAGTTAAGAAAGAGGTTATGCAATGACCGCGCAGGAACGGATCTTTGCGTGGGCTTGGGATGCAAGTCCAAATAGGGGCCAATGGGAATCATTCCAATCTATCGTCGGGGAGGGAACCGAATACATCCGCGCCGATCTGCACGACGCCGAGGTGGCGCGGTTGCGTGATGAGTTGGAAGAACTGCGCGATTACTTCCTTCGCCACGGGGATGCAGCATGACGGCGCCGGAACGGATTTGGTATAATGGTAATACTAGACACGCAAAAGAAATTCGATGGGAAGCACCAAAGTCAGACAGCCACCCGCAGGTTGAATACATCCGCGCCGATCTAGTGCCGCAATGGCAACCAAGCGACGGTCGCCCGTGCAGCATGGATGTGTTTGTGTCAAAGCTGTTTGAGACGTGTTATGATAGACAGGACAGATGCGACGCCATCAATGAATGGTTGCACGGGGATTGGGATGCGGCTTTCTGCTACCTGCAAGACGAAGATGCAGAAGCTCTGCGCGAAAGAGGTTATGCAGTGACCGCGCCTCACCCAACTGCGCGCCAATCAACCTGAACCTGATACCGCATCATGCCATGATCAACATAAGCGGCCCCGATAACTCTGGGCCGCTTAATCACTTGAACGCGGCAGTCATCATAGCCATGCAAGCTAGCCTTTGGCCAGTGATCAGCAACGCGACTAGCCAAGCCAATAGCTTGCGCCGCATCCCATACCATCGGCACCATTACAGCAATCATCAGCGATCCACGATATTCGTCTGGGTCATTGGCCCCTAGATACATAGTGCCAGCATCTAGACGCAAGTCAGACACAATCAAATATGGCGAAGTTGATCCTGGCTGTTGCGGAACATCAGGCGAGTAATACACAGGCACTGACGTAAACGTGTCCATGTGTGTCTTTAGTGCAACAAAGGCCTTGCCGTCTGGGTTTGTGATCTGTGTCATGTGCTGATTATACCGCAGTTGAATTCCGAAGCCTAGTAGCCGCAGCGCGCATGATAGATACATACTTGTTGCCCGCTGCGGTGATCCAAAATCTTCCTGCCTGATTATAGTATCTGCCCAAACTGTCATACCCGACAAACCCATACTCAAGGCGCCGCGCATATGGTGCGTTGTAAACCAGTGCCACGCGATCACCGAGTTTCAGTTGACCAATAACATTCAAGGCGCGCATGTCGTTATAGACGCTGCCATATTCAGCATTAGGCCCGGCTGGAATGTTGCCATTAATTCCAAGCGTCAGGCTTGAACGAAGGTATCCTGTGTCAATAGGCGTTGTGTCGCGCAGATAAATGAAAAAGTCCAGAACACCCATCTGGAACGCTTCTTCGCTGCGCTGGATGGTCTGCTTTGTCCATTGGTTCACAGCCTTTGAGAACCCGCGAGTAGTGCCAACTGATCCCGCTACCCGCGCCATGCTTTTAGCCCCTTTCTGTCTATGCTATATTTGCACATACAGAGACAATTCACAACCTCGCCAGCACCAGCGCCAATGCTAGTATCGTGTGGGTGCATCATTGCAGCGCCTGACGGCAGGATAAATGGCACTTGCAGCCCTCGAACCGTGGTGCCATTAAACGCTTGATGCCATGGCCTATCCTTGACGGCGCGGCCAGTGTGTCGCCACTCTCGAATAACAAACCGCTCAGGAATGCCGGTTTTCTCTAAGCCTTGCTTCCAAGCCTCATACTTCCCTTCCTCGATGGCCTTTTGTGTTTCAGTCCTTGCAATCGTCAAGCCACGCGACATAAGTGCATTACGCTCATAATTTGCAACCATCTTTGCAATCTGCGCCGAACTTATAGACTTTTGATCACGGATCGCAACCTCAAGGATTTTACGAAGCCGCTTGTCCTTAAGCAGCGACATATCTAGCGCGCCCCTGTAGTCGCCCGTTTCCAGCTTATTACGCAGGTTGATCAGCCACAGCGTCTGTGGCGTTGATAAGCCAATCATGCCGCCAGTGCGCGATCCTGTAGGCCCAACACGCCCAACAATATCACGAGCGATAGCATCGAATTTACGCCCAAACGCATATCCGTCGGCAATGATATTACGAACAGCGACAGCCATATCGTCGGTGATATTCGTGATCAGTCCTGTTCCGATATGCCTTGCAAATTCCTCAGCGCGCGGACTTGCCATGTTAAACCGCACAACAGCCCGCGTTCCGTCTGGATAAATCCAAGTCTGCCCATTCATCGTAAGGATGCCAGCATTACCATAGACATTCAGAATGGCAGCGCGCAGTTCTGAAAATGCAGCGTTGTCAATCTCGATAGATGCGACAGCCGCTTCAATATCACCGGCCTTCAGTGCATTGATAAGCGCAGTAACTTTTGCCCCATCACGAATATCCTTGATCGCTTTTTCAAAAGCCCGCCGAATGGCAGGCTCTTGAGTTGCTACTAGATCGTAGATATTTTTATCCATTAAACCCTAATCCGAACTTCACCTGTGCTTGTCTTGTAAAGCACCCCAACAGCGAGCCCGCCAGTCACTGCAGCGGCCTGCATGGCGGAGACCGTCTGGAAGGTCCATTGCACATAGGAGAGCGTGGCAGGGATGCTTTTGTGGTCATTTTACGTCTCCATTACGACCAAGTTCCATCGGCGCGAATGTCGACAACCACATCAAGCGTTGCGCTTGTGAACCGGGATAGTTTTGTTGACGGAGGGGCAGATACTGTTCCGGCGCCGCCATAGTTAGGCATCGCGAAGCCGCCGATGGCACGTGGCGATACGAACCACTGCGGGATAGCGGAGAACGTTTTTTCGACGTTACCGAGAGAAAGGGCGGCGGATGTCGTAAATCCGGTGCCGTCTGCAGTTGTGATCCCCACCGCCGTAAGAGACACTTTTTTCAGGCATACCATTCGGCCGTTGTCGTATTTGCAGTAATAGCCGTTCGCCCCAGTTCCCTCCTCCACCACGCCCAAAACCCGGCTTGCCACTGCGCCGTTGATAACGTGACCGAAGGATTGACCAACTCCGGTAACCAGAGAATCAATAAGGATAGGTGCAGCGCGATTCGTGTTGAAGGTTTCGCCTTCAATCACATACCCATCGATATCGTCTGAGATATTGATCACCGCATTTCCAGCGTCGATCCAGTTCCCGGTAAAGGTATTCCCTCCGATGCTTACGGATTTTCCGCGCGCCGCGATGGCGTTTTTGTTTGCCGCATCGTGGCTTGCATCTGCCCCGGCGTCCCTGAAGCGGTTTCCTCTTATGATGACCTCAGACAGTAAAGTCGTCTCATCGTAAGACGAGTGCATCGTAAGGTTGATGCAAGAACCACCACCGAAGCCTAGAAACTCATTGCCGATGAACGATAGGCCGCGGAAAGAGTCAAGACCGGCATAGTCACCCGCATTACCAGAAAACCGGAATGCGTTTGCCGAATGTTGTTCTTTGGTATGAAACGTGCAGCCGAGGAACTGGATACCAAAGATGCGCACTGATCCTGACTTGATCGACTTGACATCGACTGTAGCCACTAGCGGTGACGCATCGTCATTATCGCTGTCGAAATAGACACCTGTCGCGCGGAAATCCCGAACCGTGGTGCGACCTCCGGTCCCGTCAGGTGCGATGCCGACGTGGAACTTAGCGTTGTTGAAATGGCCGCCGGTAACTTTCAAGCCGTCAACCGCGCGAAGCAGGAAAGTATGCTCAATATTCGTCAGGCTGTTTGTCGGCTGCCCTTCACAGTCGATCACATCATTTCCGAAACTTGTTCCTGCCAAAAGTGTTCTGTCGTGGTCAAAGATAAACTCAGCCTTGGCGTGGTTGGCCGCACTGCGAAGCGCCGTCCTCATGGTGATGTTGTTGAACTGCGACTGCACGACGCGCTGGCAGTCAATACCGACATCGAACCCGTCGTGAACGACATTGCGGATCAGGCCGTTGTTGCACTGCCGCATTCTGATGGCCGGGCACCAGTCAGCCTCGTCGGTATTGACGTGCGACCCCATCGCGATCTCAAGACCGATATTCTCGATCACAGGGCGGAACCCGTATTCGACTGTCGTCCCTGATTTCTGGTTGATCTCGATAGCAGGCGTTGCCGCAAGCGTGTTGATCACAATCTTGGTGTTGAGAGTGTCCCCGCCAAGGCTGCCGAGATATACGCTCTGAACGCCAGTTCCGGGGCGGCGGTCGAACAAGATCGGGGTGTTTTTCTGGTAAATCCCGATTGGCACGTGAACCCTGCCACGCCACGCAGCACAGGAATCAAATGCGGCATCATTATCGTCTGCGGATGCACCCGGGCCACCGCCCCAATGCTGTGGGGTCTCAAGACCATAAGGTTCCCACCCCGGCAGGTCTGAAATTAGAGATCCGGTTCCGATGTATTTATATTGGACCGCCCCATCAGAAACAATATCACCAGACTTCCAAGGCCAATTTACAGCAGCAACAAACGCCGAACGGCTCGCAAACGCATCGTCAACCCACTTGGACAATGTAACATACCAATTAGGCGCGTTTTGGGCACCGCTGGCGCCCTCTACGATATATTCACCGGGGTTTGCCCGGAACGATACAAACCCCTCAGAAGTTCCAAGAAAAGGGTTAGCCTTTGCAACACCTGCATCGTCATAGATAGTAGCAATCGAATTATCAGACGCATTGCGAACAGTAATCGACGGGTTTACAACGTAATTGCCATTGTCTGATTGAACAGTTGCCTGCCAGCGCACCAGTGCCATTATGGGATATCCTTGATCATTGTATCAATTGCCTTGAACACACCAGAACGGACAGTCTTTTTAAGACCAACCGAGCTAGTAATTTGGCACTCGAAGTAATTTGTTTGCCGAACCAGAGACGCCGTTTCAGTGTCGGTCACGGTGAAGTAAAACTGGTATAAGTTCGTGCTGATAGCGATGTCACCATCTGACATTCGCTTAGTGATGCGCACAGTCCCGCCCAATTCATCCGCTACGATAAATACTATTTCGATTGCCCCAGAAATATCGAACAGGCTACCATGACTGTCGTTTTCGTGAGACGAGAATACGATAAGGCAATCGTCGCCCTGTGGGACAGCGATATAGCCGTTATGAACATCTTCACTGCATCCGCACATCAGCAAGGCCCCGCATTTCTAGGCCAGAAAGCCATTACGTCAACTTGTGTCACATATACCGCAGGCGCGCAAATAACCGGCTTTTTAGGCGCATCTTCAACAGCATATCCTTGACTAAAGAAAATAGCCATTACTTGCCTTTCAACTGCGATTGCAGTTTCTTGATCGTTTCAATCAATGCCGGATTATCAACATACTTCACAGTTTCAATTGTTCGATCAATATACTTGATTTCCTTCTCAGGCGGCATAGCAACATATTTGACAGTTTGAGAAGGTTTTTCTTGTGGCCTATCAATATAGACAACCCGTTCAGGCCCCGGAACTTCCACAATTCTATCGCGGTATTCAATCTTAGTCTCAACCGGCATTGGGACCGGCTTCTCAATCACGCGGTCACGATATTCTATGACTGTCTTCTTTTTGCGCTCAGCCGCCAATTCAAGCTGGAATTTCGTCAACTCATCAGTCAGCCGCTTGATTTCTTTTCCAGACGCAGGATTGTCTTTGTATTTGATAACATCAACTTCAACCGGAACCTTGACTATTTCCGTCTTGACCTCAACTTGACGTTTCTTGCGCTTTTCAGCCGCTAGTTTTGCTTTCAGGTCTGCGATTTCTGCTTGCGCTGCGGTTATAGCGGCTTCGTCACGAATGATGCGTT